TGCAAATGTAGCAGTAGCAGGAACTTTATCAACAGAAGGTTCCGCTGTAGCTACAGTTGGACTAGCAATAGCTTTAGGATAAAAAGGAAAGGGCGATATGGCTAATACATTTAAACTAAAAACAAAAGCAGGGGTAACTACTCTAGCTACTGTTTATACTGTACCCTCTAGTACTACAGCAATTGTACTGGGATTGGTTGTAGGTAATACTACAAGTGGTGCTATTACAAGTACGATCACTCTTTCATCTGATACTAGTGATACGGAAACAAATGCTGATGTAGAAATCATTACCAATGCCGCTATTCCAGCTAACTCTAGTTTGGAAGTTATGGGCGGTAATAAGATTGTAATGCAGACTACGGACTATTTGCGAGTGTACGGGAGTGGTGCAGTAGATGTTACACTATCAATTTTGGAGATAACATAACATGCCATATTTAGGAGTTAAACCTGCTGATGAATTTTCCAGCAAGGATTTAAATGGTGAACAGTTAATTCTGGATGCGGATGCAGATACAACTATAACTGCTGATACGGATGACCAGATTGATATTCGTATTGCTGGTGCTGATGATTTTCAGTTTACTGCTAATAAGTTCTTAGTACAGACCGGCTCTAATTTGGACATGAACGGCACGGAACTCATTCTGGATGCTGATGCTGACACTAGCATTACAGCAGATACAGATGATCAGATTGATATCCGTATTGCTGGTGCTGATGACTTTCAGTTTACTGCTAATACTTTTAATATTTTATCTGGATCAACACTTGCTGTTAACAGCGGTGCAACTATCGCTAATAGCGGCACTGCAACTGGTTTTGGTTGGACTTTTATATCAGAAGCAAACTTATCCGGTGGTGCCGCTGCTGGAATAGACTTCACGTCTGGTGTCAGTTCTACATATGATGCCTATATGCTCCATTTGTTAGATGTTGTTCCAACTGATGATACTAATATGATTCAAGTGCGGGTATACACAGGTTCCTCCACTTTAGAAGATGATGCAGGAGATTATGTCTGGGTAACTGGAGCCTCTAATATAAACACCACGACCAATGGAACTAAAACATTTTACCGTGATAATTCGGCGGCTGAACTAATGCTCAACAATGCACAGAATTTCGGTTCTGCTGCCGGAGAAAATACCAGCGGCCTTTTTTATGCGTTCAATGTAAACTCTGCCGGTAAAACATATTTCACATGGGACATTGTACATATAGATGAAGGAGGAAACACCGTAGTAGATGAAGGAGGAGGCGCAACAACATTTACGACGGCTGTTACTGGATTTAGAGTCTTTAGTCGGGACAGCAATACAGAGTCTGGCACCGTTCGCATGTATGGTCTAACGAAATCATAGGAGAAAATAATGACAGTTACATTAAGTGATGTTGGTGATGTTGTAGTAGCTACTCCAAGTGGTGGAGAAAGGGTTGCTCTTAGTAATGAAAAAAAACAAAGAATTGTTGATCAACGAAATGCAGCTATTGCTAATAAACCAGCGGAATTTTTAGCAAGATTACGAGTAGTTCGTAATGAACTATTAGCAGAATGTGATTGGACTCAAGTATCAGATGCTACAGCAAATGCAGAAGCATGGGCAACATATCGTCAAGAATTGCGTGATCTTCCAGCTAATGAATCTGATACACAAAACCCTACATGGCCTACAAAGCCTTAATAAAGATTAATAAGAGGAATAATACATGCCATATATAGGTAGAGCGCCTACATCCACTGCAACTAAACTTGAAGATGCAGATCAGGATACAAAAATTCAGGTCGAAGAAAGTTCCGATGAGGATACTATACGATTTGATATAGCAGGTGCTGAAGATTTCACTATGACTGCTAATGCATTTAATGTGCTGTCTGGATCAACACTAAATATTAATAGCGGTGCTACGATTGCTAATGCAGGTACGGATACCGGCTTCGGGGCTGATGCAGAACGTTCAGTTGCGGGCGTACTACAGACCAACGCCAATTTTGTAGATCAGGTCATCTTCGGCCCCTCCGTTGATGGAGTGCCATGGAACGGGGCGTGGAGCAAAGCATCTGTATTCTCCAGCCTGATGCTGGCAACCATTGAAGACGAAGGCTCTAACACAGAAATCAACATCTGGGATTTAACGGAACAAACAAGCGGAGTTATCAGCACCACGCCATTGGCAACCGTTGATCTTAGTGCGGCTGCGACACCGACATCCATAGCGGCTTGCATGGGCTACCTAATTGTGGGCAGCGAGGACGGCATCGCCATCATCGACCCGCATTCCGGCGCATGGGCTGAACGAACGGCTGGCTGGCCCCGCACGTTATCTAGCAGCACGACACCGGCTCTGACGAATAATGATGTGACGGCTGTTGCTGCTGGATTATCTAGCACCTCGCCACTAGACCCACGCACAGGAGGTCCATTGCCCGTTTTTGCTTGTGCGTATGGCACGGGCGCTGATGTCGGCAGTCTCATAAAATATGACGGCAATGTGTGGGATTACGCTGGGACCATTGGGCCAGAGAATGTTGTCGGTTTTGTAGATGACCGGATAGCCGTGGCACGAGAAAATTCCGGCAATCAGGTGCTGTTATCTACTACCACAATAGATGCCATTATTGCTGATGATTGGGGTGTCGCTGCTTACGCCTATGACGGTAATTCCCAACAATTTTATTTAGGAGCCAACACAGCAGCAACTTTTCATAATGCAGATTCAGTGTTTGCTGATACGACCGGATTAACCATCCGCCGAAACGATTTCATAGGCAGTACGCAAGCGGCGCAGGGTGTGAGTGCGATGATAACTCGTGCTTTCAACTCCGGTTTTCTGATCAATTATACTAAAGGAGCATGGTTAGCTAACAGCAAAACAGTAGACCGTTCTGGAAACGCCAACACCCTCACCGAGAACGGAACGGTGACCGAAGGGGCTGTGGAAACTAGTGCGGAGTTAAATGGGTATAGCGGGTTTAGTGATACCACGAATTGGTTTAGTCGGGCATATGACGCCGATCTTGATTTCGGTACTGGTGATTACAGTTTTGCATATTGGTTTAAGCGCAACGGAAGCACAGGTGTTAACTACGTTATGCGTCGAACTCAATCTCCCGCTGGCGGTGCTGGCCTGATTCATGCCATTAATGCCGGTGGATCAATCAACTCTCAAGTTACAGATAGCAGTAACGAAGTTAACATTTCTACGAGCGGTGCTTATGGAAATAATGAATGGCACATGGCCGTTACCACATGGGACGGCACAGCCAAAACTCTTTCTATCTATGTTGATGGGATATTAGACACTACAGGAACAAACGCCAGCGTGGGAACGCTCTCCAACGGTTCAGCGATTCTTACGATTGGCGGCGGGGTCGGCGGCGCAGAGGCAGCAGATCAAACAGCACTCTCGCTGGTTCGCATATCGGCGACCAACCCAACAGTCACTCAAATCCGCCAGATGTACGATGCAGAAAAGGGCCTGTTCGTCGCCTCTGCCGAATGTCTGCTGCAAAGTGGCAGCACCGACGCCGTGCTGGATGTCGATGTCGATCCGCTGACGGGCAAGGTGCTGGTCACGCAGACGGACGCCATCACCATATTCGACGGGCTGGTTGTAGATTCAAAGCCCACCGTTAATAGTGGTGCATCCGAAAAGGGCAAGCTGTGGGGAGCATTACGAGCAGAACAGAACAGCGCCAATGCATACGTCACGGCACCGGCCACTGATCAAAGGCAGGTTAATGAGATGGTGCGGGGTCTGGCTAGTGATCTGCCAGCCGGGGTTGATCTGGGGAAGGCGAAGGCGTGGTGCCATTGGATCGGCAGCGGAACTCCCGCAATTAGTGGATCGTACAACATTCAATCGCTTACTGATATTGGTACCGGACATTATAGGTTTACGTTTGGTATTCCGTTCAAGGGTGCTGAAAGTCTGGTGGCTGTCGGAAATTCCCAGTTTGCAAGCAATTACAACATCGTCAGTATACGAAACCAAGAATATAAGCGTACCCATGTAGAGGCTCTGATAGCCACACATGCTGGTGCGTTAATTGACGATGTTGGAGGAAGTATAATTTTCTTTGGAGAACTAGAAAATGAATGAACTAATAGTTAACGCAGACGGCACGGTAACCGTAGTAGGTGACGCCGGATCAGTCAGCGGAATCCTTGCTGATCTAGTCAAGGCCAATACCATCCCCGCTGAATATGATGATGACGGCGTTGAAACCAAAGAG